GGTATAGGTATATAATTTGTTGCTTCATTCCAATTAGTAGTTACTGCACCTTCAACCTTAGAAGTAGTTACAGTTGCATCAAGACGAGTTTTATCATCTGCAGTTATCTCATGTACGAGATAACATCTCTCCATTCCGTTATAACAGTTTTCCTGAAAGAACTGAAACGTGTCGTCAATTACATTGTTTACTTGCTCGTCATCTACATTAACTTGTAAGACAGGTTCTCCCAACTGCCTCTTAGCATATGTAATTAATTCTGTTTTTGAACTTGGAGATGCCATTACACACAATAATCCCTTCTTACCTATTTAGGAAAAAGCAATCCGTATTTATTCTGCTGGTGTTTCTGGTGCTGGAGTAACTGGTGTTTCTCCACCTTCTGATGGTTTATCTTCTAGAAGATTTAGAGTTTCTAAACCACCTTCCAATTTAATTTTATATTCTTTTGCTTTAGTAAGGTTTGCTTCTAAATCTGTAATTTGCTTTACTGTAGAAGCAATTTGTTCCTCGAAATTTTTCTTAAGTTGTGCTGGATCCATGATTATCAAATACTAATGATACGATACTATTTATTATAGACCAAAATGTGATCTTGCGTCTGATAAGAAGTTCTGAACAAAAGTTCTTGCCTGACTTTGAGTCATTGCACCCTGTGTTTGACCATTCGATACAAGAGCTGTCCAAACGAAACAGTTTCTTGAGGTTGATTCGTATTGAGATTGGTCATTGTCAGAACTAGAAGCAAAGTTATTAACAGTAAATCCATTAGAAACATTACTCTGCCATTGAGGAGAACCAACAGTAACATATAAGTGCATAATACCTGGGTCACTGTTCTGGTTCCATGCTTTGTTTACAAGCCATGCATAAACTGGACTAAAACCTTCCACTGTTGAGTTATCGTATACAGTGATAGCACCTACTGATCCACCACCACCGTCAGCACCTAGGTTACCACTTCTTGAGAAACCATATCTAACATCTTGCCCATCTTCAGCAACTGCAATTGCAACCAGTGGCCACGAATATCCAAGTGGAGCATATTTAACATTATTATAATTAGCAGGTTGTGCGTTGTAGTTAATGTTGCTACTTCCACTTCCGTTAACTCTAACTTGAGTGTAGTTACCACCGTCATACATATCAGATTGAGCATCTTGAATTCTATCAGCATTACCACTATCTGTTGAATACTGGAAGTTAGTACCACTCGCTGCCCAAGTAGTTTTGAGGTTCGTCATATAAGAAATAAATGACCCGAATGAAGAATCGTCATATAGGTTAAAGGGAAGACCACTAACAGAACCACCCATAGAACTCCAACTAGGATCTCCTGAAACAGGATTTGTTCCGTTGTAAACTTCAAGAAGACTTGTTTCTGTATTAAGTCCCATATAACCAATGTTTATTCCAGACGATGGTCTGGTGCTAGTAGTCCACGTTGGAACTACAACTGAAGAAGGAGTGAATCCACCAGCAAACTCAATGGTACTACCACTGAGAGTCATTACGGGTTCACCATTTTTATTTTGTAGTTGATCTACTCTAAGAATACTTGCCATTGTGGATTACAAACGTTACTTTCTTTTTTATTATTTATATTAAGTTATGGAGCTTCAGGTGCATCGTCACCAGTATTGACGCTTAACCAACTTGGTTCTCCTGATATTGGATGAGTACCTAGGTACACATCAATAACTGCCTGTTCAAATGCAGTATTAACACCCATAGTTCCAACAACTGGATTTGCTGGTCTTTCAGCAGCACCATTCCATGAAGGAAAATTAAAACCTGAAGGTTGATATGATCCGTCAAAATCAACAAGACCACCAGTACCAAAGGTCATTAGTTGCTGTCCAGATGGAGTTTGTAATTTATCTAGTTTTAATATACTTGACATTTTTTCCTCTTGTTATACGATAGTCCAACTTCCGCCATTAGCAACAGTGATGGTAGTGTTATCACCAATTTCAATAGTTCCAACACTCATCGCATTTGTGTTTGCTGGAATTGTTGTATCTTCACCTGCTATGGTTCTGTTACACTTGAATACACCATATGAATCCAAATATTGTGGATCACCATTAGCATGGAGAACAGAAGTATTCTTTCCGCTACTATATGTAGTACCCTCAATGTTTACGCTGGCATCAGAATTTGCAACCGAAGTTCCAATGTGTAATGCATATGATGGGTCTTCTTGGTTGATACCAACCTTAGATAATCTATAGATGTTAGCACTATTTGCATCGCTAGATTCTGTCCAACGTGAAGTTACGAATGGAGCATTATCAACATATAGGTTACCATTGTTAATGTTAAGATCTCCCTCAACATTCAGAGAATAATCTCTGTTAATAATATTATTTGGATCTGTGTTATCTTGTCCAGAGAACGTTGTAGTGTTAATAGCAACTCTATTATTAGTTCCTTGAATTGCTAGTGCAGGTGTACCCTTCCAAGTAGTAGGACCTTGAGATCCATCATTAGCAGTGATTTCAAAGATGTCATTAGAAATCATTCCGTTACCAACACGGAAGTTACTTAATTGGTTAGGACCACCTGATATCTGAGCACCAGTATTACCTAAGAAATAGATAGGAGCATCATCATTATTAGCAGTTGTACCAAGTGTTAAACCTTGGATTGATGTAATTGCCTGAGAAACATATGCATTTCCTTCGACATGTAACACCTCAGTTGGGTTCATAATACCCAAGCCAACGCGACCATCACCAGTGAAGATTACGTTATCTTGAGCAGTACCACCATTTGTCTGTCTAAAGATAAAGTTGGTATTTGCTTCGTCATTATCACCAAAGTCAGTGTCATTTACAGTGACTGCTTGAATGTATGCTTCGTTGGTAGAGTTATTACCATCTTGGTTCTTAAACACAATCTGAGAACCACCAGGTGTGGCAATGAAATCACCTCTAGTAGTTTCTAATTTAAGTAGAGTAGTAATATCAGAATTACCAACACTTCCTTTAAATACGTGAACTGGAATTCCACTATCTGGAGTTGAAGTTCCGAAGCCAACTGCATCGTCTGTAGCATCTACATGGAATACATTAGTGTCAACTGTTAGATCTGCAGCAACTGTAATGTTACTTAAGAAATCTGCTCTACCAGATACGTTTAATGCTTGATTGGTAGCAGCAACACCACCAATAATCAAAGCACCAGACATTGTATCACCAGCTTTCAGAACGTTGTTAGATGCTGTACCTGTTAAGTTTGCAGTAATTGTTCCTGCAGCAAAGTCACCGTTAACATCACGCATTACAGCAGAACGAACTGAAATGTTACCCTGTGAATCTGTTGTTGGTGCAGTATTTGTACTGTAGTATTGTACAGTACCAGCATTCCAAATTTCATTACCTAGTACAGTAAATCCAGAAGCATTAGCAACCTTAACTTCTAAAGTACCACTACCATCTGTGCTATTACCACCTTGAGCAATAAATGCAGAGTTGTAGTTTGTAGCTGCTAATTGAGACGATCTAAAGAAGATAGAAGGAGTAGATGCGGTTCCTTCTCTACCAAGTTTTAATTTTGCAGTACCACCATCACTTTCTGCTACGATAATTTCATATGTACCGTCTATAATACCATCTACATTATCATCAATCTGAGATAAGTTGAAATCTTGGAATTCAAATGCATTTGCAACACCACCAGTACCAATAAATTTAGCACCATTAAAGTTACCAGTAGTTAAACTACCAGTTAATAATGTAAAGTTATTAGCAGAATCATTAACATCTTGAGTTGGTTCTACCTTTGTTAATGTAATTGCACCAACACCAGCACCAACAGCGTCATATAAGTTTACAGAATTACCACTTACAAATGGTGTAGTATTTAAGAGTTCGTCTCTAACAAGAATTGTATATCTTGGAGTACCAACCCAATCCATAACACGGATCTTGTTTAGATTATCCTTAGCAGATTGTAAGAATGGTAATCTTTCATCAGATAGAGTACCATAATTCATATGGAGTGCATTCTGATACCAAGTTCCTTGGCGACCATCCATTTTATCAGCATCTAAGCCACTTAATGTACCGTCGTTTCCAGAAGTCCAAACCTGATACCAGTTAGCAAATGTGTTAGCAGGACTGTTAAATGAACCACGTAACCACATGTTACCACCATTGGCAGCAGTACCATCTGTAAATGCAAGTTGTCTTACACCACCATATGTGGCATCAAAGTCAGAACCACCATTTCTAATGGTCATTACAAGGTGCTTACTACCACCATCTGATAATCCATCAGTACTGTTGTTCTTAGTATCAGCAATAATACCAGCAGAAAACTCGTCTGGTGATGGGTTAGATAGTGGAGCGTCTGCAGTTTTTAATCTTAATGTATTACCAGAAGTGTTGGAAATACTAATATTGTATGTGCCTGATAATCTTTCAGTTGGTAAGAAACCAGCATTCATATTACCTGCATTCAAGTAGAATGTACCCTGTGCTCCATCAAGTGTATCAGCGTCAAGACCTGAATCTGGTCCTGTGTTAATAGAAACAGAACCATTACCAGCGTCACCAATGTTAAACTGACTCTTAAGGTATCTAGAAACACCAAGTGTACCGTATGGATCACCAGAAGTTGTTAGATCAGAAACTCTCTGAATATCAATAGCAACGTTTGCATACTGTCTGTTAACAGTAGATACCTTAGCAAGTAATGATAGACCAGAACCTGCACCAATTTCAGTTGGAGAAGATGAGATTGCGAAATCTGATGTATAACCTTCACCACTGTCTGTGATGTTTATACCAGTAACAGCACCAGCAGTTGTGAAGATGTTTGCTCTCAATCCTGTTCCAGGTGCTCCACCAGTTAGAGGAACATCGAAGAATGGACCAGCATCAAATCCACTACCACCTTGAGCAATAACAATCTTATCAACAAATCCACCTTGTGTCTGAGAAGATTCAAAGGTTAGTGGGGAAGCACCTCTACTAAATTCTAGAACTGTTCCAGCAGGAAGAGTTGCTGTTAAGAACTTATCAAGAGTAATTGTAGTTTCACCAGATTCAGTTAGAACACCATCAATATTTGTGTCTACTTGAATACCAGTAATTTGTGTAACTTCATGACCTTTCAAGAAGTCAGAACTAGAATCAAATATTAACTGAGAAGCACCACTATTTGCTTGTAGTTTTAATTTTGCAAAGTATCTTGTTTCTGGACCTTTGAGGGTTTGTACTGCAGGTGCATATGCTTGGTCTCCTCTCAAGAAAGTGAAGGAGTTAGCAGCACTCTGTTCTCCAGATGCGTTAGACGCAAGACGTGCAGTTGAGATAACACCTGAAGTAATATCAGTAGCAGCAATTTGATTAGATGATAGAGATACCCAGTTATTAGTATTACTTGCAGATGTGTTAATAACACGGTTGATGTTAATTGTCTCTGCTGGAAGATCACTAGATTCAATTGTATCTGTGTCTACAATTTTTACATTGTTAACAATATCACCATACACTCTGCTCTCAATCAATGCATTTGCGGTTGCTTGTGTTCCTGATCCTGCAGGAGCAGCAATAGTAATAGTAGGTGGAGTAGTGTATCCTTTACCACCAACAAATCCATTAAACAATTCAATGTTTAAGATAACAACTTGACCGTTTGCAATCTCTGCAGTAACGTTTGCTGGAACACCACCAGCTTGCTGGTTACCAGAAACTGTAATAATTGGAGGAGTTACATATCCAGAACCACCATCAACAATATTAAGTTGATAAACAACACCTTGTCTATACTCTGTTGATTGGATCTTACCACCACTGATATTACCAGTAAAGATATCTCCAATAGTAAACTGTAATGTTGAATCAACAGCAAACGATAAGAATAAACTTTCGTTGTCATTGTTTAGAATGAACGATGTGGTAATATCCTGCTGAATAGCAATATCACCAGCAAGTGCTCCTTCAATAGCAACTCTTTCTGCTTGATCCGCAACTGTGTAAACTTGGAATGGACGTAGTGGTGGAATTTGATCTTCTGAAATCTTACCAGAATCAGTAAGTTCAACCAATGCTCTAGGAACTGGGTTTGTAGAATATGGTTTGTTAATGAAAGGACCAAGGTTGTTAGTGATAAAGTCCTTAACTGCTTTCTGTGTAGGTAGTTTAGAGTCACTAGAGTTAGCACCACCAAGAGTATTACTGTTATCGAAACCAGTAACAACAACGTCACCACCTTTTAGTTTCAAGAATTCAACTTCAGAAATTGTAACCGTACCAGTAAAAGTAATGTTACCAGTTCTGTTCTCAATTCTAGCAAATGTACCAACTTTAAAGTCACCTATTTCATCAGTACCAGAGACGTATGTTCTACCATAATCCTCAGATACTTGCTCGTTAGCTTCAACTTTAACACCACCGTTCTCAGGTAAAGCAAGGTAACTAGTACCAGAACCAGCATATTCCCATGTATGAGAGGAGGAGTTAACAATAGAAGGTCTGTGTAATCTAATTGTTTCTCCAACCAATGTTGTAACTGATACTATATTACCAGTACTAGAGTTCTTAAATTCTGCAGGACCACCAGAACCAGATTCTAGTGTTAATTGAGCAGAGAAAGGAGGACCAACTGTAACACCTTCTACAGTATCAACAAAGTATTCAATTTCTGGGTTAGCATTTTCAAATCCATCAATCTTAAGAACATAATGCTCTAATGGTTCTCTACCAAGACCACTTACAGAGAAGATAGTTCTACCAGTAGGAGTAGAAGAAACATTACCAATAATTGCATTATCAAAGTCGTATGATATTTTACTATATCCTCTTGATCTTAGAGCAAAAATACCAAAGTTAGTAGCAGAGTTGGTAATAGATGCATAACCACCACTCTCTGCAAGAACACCGTCTGCACAGAAAATACAGAAGACAGAAACTAACTGTACATAACCATCGTTAATAATCTTATATCCAGTACCACCTTCAGAAACAATCGTGAAGGCAGATGCAACCATTGACTTACCCTGATTAGGGAACTTAGCTTCTCCCTCAATAGTTAATCCAGCAAAAGGACAGTTAGGTTGTTTAACTTTATCACCATCAATCAGAGCACCACCACCACCTAACTTGGAAATAACAGAGGAGTTCTGGGTGTAAGGAGATGCCTCAATGATAGGATAGTCATCATAAGTTGATCTAACAGCAATTTTTACATTAGTTTGATCACTAATGAAACTATCTGGATATGTATATAAATCTGCTGTATCAAGTAAGGTTCCAGTAGTTTGTGTAGTATCACCCTTAGCAATTGTTCCATCTAGGATATCTTCTATTAAAGCAAATGCTGTGTTAATAGAAGCTTGTACGTTAGCACAAAGTGGGTTTCCATTAGGATCTCCAAGAATTGTGCTGTCTGTAAATCTTGGAATTGGTGTAAATGAAACAGGAGTTGTGTTACCAGCATCATCAACAAAATTCCTCATTGCCTCAATACAGAGGTTTTTTACTTGATTGAATGCATAGATGGTAGGAGCAAGTTCACTTGCAGGAATTCCTGTAAGTTCAGTTCCTGTATAATAAGATTCTGCTGCTTGAACAATACCAATGTTACCACCAAGAACAAGATCTCTTATTAGACCACTGATAATGATGTTAATATCTCTACGGCACTTACGTTCATCAACATTATTAAGAACAAGAGATGGGAAGTTATTCCTAGTAGCTCTATATGCTTCATCTGTGATATGATCTCTGTTTCTAGTAATTAGATATGCAGCATCTAGATATGTTCCAGAAGAATTATTTGCAAGAACATCAACAAAAAGATATGCAAGAGTATCAATTGCAGATTGAACGTTATTACATGCTCCACCTGCATTCAAATCATCAATAATAGTTGGGTCAAAGTATCTTGGGATACTAGAGTATACAGGAGTGTAAACAGGATCAGTTGTAAGACCAGTTCCTGTTCTCCATTTTCTCATTGCATAGATGCAAAGTTCGCGAGCATATTCCATCGCACGAACAGTTTGAATAATCTCAGTATCTACAAAATCAATTTTTGTAACTGTTGCATCGATGTATTTCTTCGCAGCATTGATAGTATTATGGTTGCTACCAAACTCAAGGTCAGCAGTAATAGCATTAATAAAATGCTTAACGTCTCTTACACATTTTGAATCACCAGAAGGAATACTAAAGCTTGGATATTTTTTCTGTGTTGTTACACCATCAATATCACATTCAAATAAAATATCATCAAGTTGAATAATATCATCTTCTGCTATATTTGGTATAGAAGCATTAACTGTTACAACTGCGGTTCCAGTGACAAGGTTATCGTAAACAAAATTAGTGATATTGTAAGTAACACCACCAAACGTAGCAGTACCACCACTGACATATGTGTGTGTAAATCTATTTCCACCTAAGAAAACCTTAAATGAATTTCCACCAGTAGATAGATTACCATTTGTTGTTCTTACAAATGTATGAGCAGTTTGAGCTCTAAACCTAACAGCGTTTGCTGCAGAACCTTCAAAATAATGTGTAGATTGTGGTTCATATCTTATAGCCTGAGCTGCAGCAGTTACGAAAGTATGAGCAGTAGTGTTAGAAGAAATACCTACGTTAATAGTAATTGTGCCATCTTGACGTGAAATTGCATTCTCAGAAGCACTTAAAAATGTATGAGTGCCAGTATAAGAAGAATCTCCAACACTAATCCTAAATGTGTTTGTGTCTACAACTGTAATAGGAACCCATCTACCACTGATAGGATCAAATCCTGCACGAGGATAAGAACTACCAACATCTGCTTTTCCAACATTAAGTGTAATTGTTGTTCCAGTTGTTTCAATAATATCTAATGATGTATTGTATGCAGGGTCAGTTGCACGTGGATAATCATGTTGAGATGCATTACCATCTTTATCACAAGTGAATTTTAATGATTCGGGATCAAGTCTAACAGCTGATCCTTTCTTAGTGATACTATTAGCAACACCAGAAATAAATGTATGTGTATCTGTATTTGTAGAAGGTACTGTATCTAATACTTGAATATCAAAGGAAGTAGAAGATCCAACAGCAAGAACTTGAATCCACTTACCACTGATAGGATCAGCACCAGTTGAAACACCGTTAGCTGTACCAGATACAAATGTATGAACAGAATTAATACTAATAGCACCTTGTCCACCATTAACATTAACTGTTACACTATCAGTAGTTACAGATGAAATTGTTAATTCGTTATCATAAGCATAGTCAGCACCACTAGATGTATTAGCACCTGTTGCTCTTGGATATGCACTTTGATTAGTGGTTGATGCTACACCAACATTAACTGTGATAGTAGTTGCTGATACGTTTGTAATAGCAATGTTCTCACCAGAAACAGGGTCAGTTGCTCTTGGATATTGATGGTTAGTTGCGTTGTTATCAGCATCACAAGTAAATGTGACAGCACCATTAGACATGGTGATTGTGTTCCCTTGAGTTAAACTATGAGAACCAATCTCCAATACCATCTCACCTGTATTAGGATTGTAAGTAGTTCCAGCAGCAGCTGTAAATTGACTGCCACCACCACTAATAGCACTAGGAGCACCAGTAACAAATGCGTGAGTTCCAACAGCAGCAGGACATTCAAATATTAATGATTCCTCTGCAAGTTTTATTTTATCTCCAGCTTGTAATGCGTGAGCACCAATGGTAAGTACCATATCACCACCAGCAGGATCGTAAGTAGCATTCGCTACTGTATGATTCTTAGGACCACGAGGATAAGAAGTTCCTGGAGAACTAACACCAACATTAACTGTGATAGTTGTACCAGTTACAGAAGTAACATCAATTTCTTCTCCTGCTACTGGGTCAGATGGACGTGGATATGAATGAGTTGTATTATAGTTGTCTGCATCACACTCGAAATCTAAAGAAGCAGCATTTATTTTTACTTTATTAGCAGTTGATAAACTATGAGTACCAATAGTTAATTCTAATTCACCAGTAGTAGGAGTATATGCAGCATTAGTTACATCAAATCTGTTACCTCCAACTACCTTCACTGCACCAGTTGCAGTACCACCAACGTAGTTGTGATTACCAGCACCATATGAGCAACTGAATTTTACAGCACCATCATCTAACTTAACCTTATCACCAACTACAAAACCATGAGCAGAATCTGTTGTAATACTCATAATACCCGTTGTTGGGTTATATGTTGTACCAGTAGTAGGTGATGCTATTGTTTGACCATTAAGACTATGAGAACCGATGGTTAATTGTAATTCACCAGTATAAGGATCATAACTTGCATTACTAACATCATGACTTACTATAGGTGATGAACCTACGTTTACTGTAATGGTATTTGTTGAAGTTCCAGTAATACTAATAGTCTGACCAGATTCAGGGTCAGATGGTCTAGGATAACTATGCTCTGTAGCATTATTATCCATTGAACAAGTAAATTTCAGTGCATTATCAGCAATAGTAAGTGTATTACCTGTAGTTAAATTATGATTATTAGAGGTAATAACCATATTACCTGTGGATGGAGTATATACCACATTGGTAATTGGGTTAGGTAAGTTACCAGCATTAGAGTTAACTCCATTTGCTACAGCAGATACAAATGTGTGTGTATAATTACCACCTGATTTAACTGCTCCACCAGTTGCACTTACAAATTGGTGTGTGTAGTTACCACCTATAGCACAAGAATAGGTTAAAGAATTGTCTGCAATCTTAACATAATCACCTGTTGTAAATCCATGGTCATTAACTGTAAATGTAATTAAACCACTTGTTGCATCATATGGAGCATCGGTTGGTGTATGTAAACTCTCACCAACAGCAGTAATAGCAATTGATTTACTATCTGCATATGGATCAACACCAGAACGAGGATAAGTTTTAGGAGCTGAAGGATCTTGTAAACAAGTAAACGTTAATGAATCATTAGCAATAGTAATATTACGACCTACACCTAAACCATGCTGTCCAATGGTAAATACCATGTCTCCTGTAGTAGGATCGTATTCAGCATAAGTTGGTTGGAAATATTTGTTTGCAGGAGATGCACCAATATTAACAGTAATAGAAGATGTTGTAGTTGATGTAACTGGAATAGATCTTACAGCATAAGGATCTATTCCTACACGAGGATATTGCTTAGCTGTGTCACGATTATCCATGTCACATGTAAATGACAAGGATTCACTAGCAATAGTAACACTTCCTCCAACTGGAATGGAATGAGTTCCAATGTCTAAAAGTAAATCTCCAGTAGCAGGATTATATGATGCTGAAGATGGAGTAAAATCTACGTTTGCAGGTGATATACCAACATTAACAGTAAAGGTATCATCAGTTTTTGATATAATTGGAAGTGCTCTTCCAGATGCTGGATCACCTGGTCTAGGATAAGTATGCTCAGTAGCATTATTATCCATCAAACAAGTAAATGTAAGACTGTTATCTGCAATTGATATACCAGTTCCAATATCGAATCCGTGAGCAACCTTAGTAAATACTAATTCTCCAGTCGTAGAGTTATACGTAGCACTTGTAGGTGTTAAACTACTAGTTGTAGTACCACCAATTTCATAAACAGAGTAATAAACTTTTGCAAATTGATCGTTGATTTTTGCTACAACTTCATCAGCAATAAATTCTCTGTTGTTTCTAATCTGAGCAACAGCATCCTGATATCTCCTTGCTACAGGAGTTGCTTCATTAAATTTAAATGGTGAGTTAAGTAGAGATAGAGTTACAGATTTAGAATAATTTACTACCTGTGCAAATTGACCAGGATCATAGTTATTGTTAGTTAGAGAAGGTAATTTTTTAGGAATAACAAAACGTCTAGATCTACCATCAGGATCTTCAATAACCTTGTAAATTCTTTGCTTACCATTTAAACTTGATAAGTCAGGAGCAGTGGTAGAAAGACCAGAAATTTCAATTTCTTGACCTTCTTTAAAATCATGAATGTTATCGTCTTCTACAAGTGGGTTTGTATAGAAAATAATACCACCAAGATCTTCTGCTGAACCAGCATCACCAAAACCACCAGTTGCAATACTAGGATCTCCTTGTAAAGAGAAGTCAATTCTAGTAATTGGTAGAATAGATGTAATATTTTCATTAGTTTCAACGACTTCACCTTCAGCTCTAATTGAGATGATATCTGTAGTAACCAAAGAATATGTGTCTCTTAAATATGTAAACTCAAGAGTTCCTGTTCCGTTGTTAGCTGCTCCTGCATCATGGGTTGGGTTTGATTCTCCAGAAGTACCAGCAGCAGATACGTTGTATACATGATCTTCTGTCCAAACAACAGTACCAACTGTATATGCTGTTAAAGGTTGGAATCTTACAGTATTTGCACCACCATATACTAAAGTTTCACCTGTTGTTACAGAACCAGAAAGTATACCATAATCAAAAGTACCTGACTGATATGCTGAAGGTCCAGTAGTTTCATTAAATGCAACTGCTTTTGATGTAACAATACCACCAGCGTTAACACCTCTTAATTCAATACCAGAAACTAAGTTAGCAAGACCACCATTGGATTGGTAAGTTGCACGGAAAATATCTTCACCAAAAATTTGGTGACCTATTGGGAAGGTTGTTTTAAAATCTCCATTAATATCATAATCATATGTGACTCTTTGCTTGTCGTCAAAGACCATAGCATAGTCCCACGTAAATGTGGAGAAACCATCAGAGTCAACTTGGTCACGATATGTTACACCAATAACATAGTTCTTATCACTAAACTTAATTAAATGTTTGCGTGGATTTGTTGGTCTAACAATAACCAAACGAAGGTTATCACCAACAATAGAACAATCTGGAGGTAGTGAAATTGGGTTATTCTCTGTGTAATCACCACCAGATACAATAAGAGATTCTTTAACGCCAGGAGTTGACCATGCTAATTGTGCTGCCTTTTTGATTGTTCTAACAGGAGAAACAGCAGAACGACCATCATTCTCGTCATTACCAATCTGTGCTGAAACGTAAATACGACCACCAACGTCATTTGTTGCTAGGTTAAGGACGTATTCTGTAGTTGCAATTTTATCTGACTTATCACCTAGTATAGGAGTGATAGAACGTGGATATATACCTGATTCTCCAGTGTTGTTGTAGTATGCTTCATTTTCATCACTTACGCGAAAACCAACATGTTTGAAGAGTACACCAGGATTTGGATCATCAATTGGATTACCATTTACTTGTTCACCATCAATGTGTAATGGTGGATCTAATGGATCATTTGATGTAGTACCAACAGTCATCGCTTGGTAAACATTACCACCACGATAAACAAAGGTATTAATTTGTAGAAGCCTATCTGGTGACCAAGGAGTACCAGTGTTATTAATAAATGTTTTTAAGTTTGGTGCTCTAACCTGAGCATCTGGAGTAACAAGATTATCAATATCAAGGTTTAAAATTCTTGCAGTATCAGAAATGATAGATGTAGAAGTTCTGATAGCACCGTTGATGTCAAGTTCGTAATCAACAGTATCTAGAAAAGTTTGTGCAGTTGCACCTTGACCATTTCCTCCAGTGATGCTAATAGCAGGAGCAGATGTATATCCATCGCCAGGACTATCAATAAGAACACCAGAAACTCTTCCTTCTGGAGATAAAGCTGCTGACGCTAATGCTTGAACACCACCTTCTAAATTAGGAGCACTAATAGTTACACTTGGTTGTACAGTGTACCCATTACCAGGATTAGTTACGATAATTCGGTCAATTCTACTACCAGTTCTGTTAATACCAACACGAGGTAACTTAGTTGCTGGATCTAAAAGAGTTCTTACGATCTCTTTCTCATCAGAACTGGTTCCTGATCGGATAGTAAATTGACTATCTCCAACCACAGATGGAGTATTAGCCCTAATTTGCTCTTTGTCAGAATTAATCTTAAAGCTCATCTTCTACCAACTATATTATTCCTTTCTGTATTTAGCAACCTACAACCAAGCTATACTAACAACTTTTGTGTATGCCACCCATTTTACTGTGCGAATAGTACCTGCTCTTGTTGTAGAGTAACTAAAACGATTTGCTACACCCGATATAAACGGAACAATTTCCCAAGTTTCACCAACTGGAATACCATCTCTAATAATAGTTGTCATTGAAGACAATTCTGTAATAGCACCATTAGTATCAACTGATAATGCAGTTTCTAATTTTTGTGATAAAACTCCTGATGCATTGTCGTTAACAGCAATTATTTGAGATTCAACAAAATTAATAGTATTAGATGGTAACTCAATAATAGTGTTACTATCATCTAATGATAGAGTTGAACTATTGAGACCTCTTAAAATATAATGATTTGTAGAACTATCAGTATAGAAGGAATTTTTTACCTCAAATGAATTGACGTTTTTTATATCTTTAGTTTCATTTACGAGGATAGTTTTATCTACAGAAAAACCACCTACTGAATCTAGAGTTTTGAGTTGATTAGGCATGGGGGATTACTTAATGACATGGGCAACGGTTGTAACACTTACATCATCACCATTTGCTAGATTTGTATCTAGGACAAATGTTATTCTTGCTTCATTTGATGTATTGATATCGAATGTAGCAGAACCAATTAAGGTTGCTCCAGTTACTACATTTCCAATTTCTGTGTAATATACATCACTACCTTTAGTGATAACAGAGAATTCAATAAATTCTTTATCACCTGTTGTAGTGTTATTAGCAACTAAGGAAACCTTAGATGCAGTTTCAGTATTTACATTATGTAGACTTGAAGATCCAGTAGAAATACCACCTTTCTCCAAACTTACATCGTTAGTAATAACTTTATAATCAGCAAGTTCCATAACCTTGAGGTCAGTATCAAACAACTTAACACCACTGTAAGTTCCTGTTCCAAAACCTAAGTTATAGAAAATATCACCAGTATCAGTCAATCTAAGTAGTGGATCAGTATTTAATCCAGAAGAAAGACCTAAATCAAAATTCTCTTTGGTAGAGAATAAGAATGTACTTGCTGTATCAGTATTATCTAATGTTGTACCTAGGGTGCTAAAGGTTATTGTATTTGCATCAAGATTTAATTCATTTGATGACATCGATGCAATCGTGTCAATAGTATGAAATTCAAGTTGAGTAGAATTGACCTGTAATGTATTATTGTTGGCATTGAAGAATGATAAAATATCTTCATCTGCGCCAGGAGCTGACTCTGCCTGAATGTAAGTATCCTGATCAATATCTTTAACACCACCTAGACCACCCCACTGTGCTCCATTAAATCCTTCAAATTGAGAATCATCAGTATTATATCTAATAGAACCTTGTGCTGCATTTCCTTTAGAGTTATTATCACCAACTGGAATCACCAAAGATGTTGCTGCATCAATAGTTACTTTTTGACCAGTATTTGGTCTTAACTGTAAATCATTAGTAGTAGTTGAAATTTCATTTACAGAAAGACGAAGTTCATTATTTACAACTAAATCTGTAAAACCTAATGGATCAATACGAAGTTCATCAATTTCTTCAAATGTTAAAGATGCAACAGCAGATCCCCAGAATGTAAGTTCTGCAGATCCATTTGTCGTTGCTCCACTTGTATGAATTGGTTCATTACCACTTGTAGCAGTTGTACCAGCTACAGTTACTTCATAGATATTATTTCTATACTTGAGATATTCTCCTAATGTTGCTGGAGCATTTGCTATCCATCCTTGATATGCAGGAGCACTTACGTTTCCAGATCTAATTTTCTTAACATTTACAAACTCCTGATACTCTGGTGTTACTTTAAGTGTGTTTACACCATCATTGTAGAAATACAATGTATTATCATTAGCACCAACAGTAGCTTCTGCTATAATATATGTGTTGCCATCTAGGTCTCTAACGCCACCAAGAGAAGACCATGAAGTAGAATTTTCAGAATAACCTTCATATTGATTAGTTACTGTATTGAAACGGATTGCACCATTCTCTCCTGCTAGAGGTCTCTGATTGTTATCACCTGAAGGAACTATGAAGGCACTAGTAGAAAGAACTTTTACAAGTTCTGATTGACCACCTGGTTCAATTAAAAGTGGTTGACCTGGAACTGTGCTAATTTTATTTTCTGAAATTTCTAACTTATCATTAGAACTAAACTTATTAGTAGTTTTAATAATTCCACTGGTAGTTAGATTACCATCAGTACCAGAAACTTGTAAATAACCACCTACATCAAAATTACCACTTTGAATTAAAGTTGATGCCCCACTATTAATGGTTAAATCATTAGTGGCAGTAATTGTACTTGCATTTATATCACTACCATTGATAGTAGTAACATTTATTGTGCTGATCGTTGCGGTAGATGCATTTAAACTGCTACCAGTAATTTCCTGAGCATTGAATGCTCCAGTTTCTACATCACTTGTAATAATATCAGTGGACTGAACTGAAGTTACAGTAAAACTAGCACCACTACCAAATACTTTTGGATTAGTATTGGACGTAGTTAAGAGACCTTCTGATCCATCATCTCCACCGTAATTTTCATAACCAGGAGTTGTACTATAGTAATAAAGATCTGGTGTATCGTCTGAAATTCTAATTGTTAAAGTATTTGTAGTTCTTGTTACAGCATCTACGTATTCATATCCATTAAATGTTAAAACAACAATACCACTTACAGTAGCTGGTTGATTAACAGTAATTGTGGTACCATTTATTTCAGTTACTAGAGTATTTGGAGCAAGTCCACCTGAACCACCAGCAACTGAAACCTGCATTCCTACTAGAAGACCAGTAGTACTAGCAACTGTAAATGTATTGGATAGTGCTGTTAAAGTTGTTGTTACTCCTTCAACTCGTGATGGTGGATTATTTCCATCAGCAAATTCAGATAGTGCAAATCCTTGACCAGATGCACCAGCCAAATCAAAGATGTAAGTATTTCCAGAATAAAGAGTTAAACTTGGATGTAGGGAGTTATCAATAAAGAATTTGGTATATGAATCAGGTGCTGTGGCAGCTGCGTATACTGGACTTGTGGTTGATTCCTTTACTAATGATTGACCTGCAACTAAATCTCCAGATTCTGTAACTCTTAAACAAACTTTTACAATATTTCCAGCAGATTCTTCTACTTTATCTACTCTAATAAGATCACTTTCATCTGAAACAGAAACTATAGTAAGATCAACGTTGTCATCACCATCACTACCACCAACATCAGATCCGTTGATAGTTAAAATTTCGTTTGCATCATAACCAGAACCACCTTGTAAAACTTCTACAGTATCAACTTCACCTGTATCTGATCTGGTAATTCTAAACTGAGCTCCTGTACCAGTAGCACCAGCAACTGTTACTGTATAGACAGCATCTGCTTCAGAAAGAATATCACTGGATGTTTGTACTGTAATAGGTGCTAATACTGAACCTGCTGGAATGAATACGTTATCTCCAACACCTAAAGTTCCTGCAGCAATTGTTTGTACAAATGTAATATCTTGTAGGATATGTGCATCAATTGTTAACTGTGTTGGAAGTGTTAGATCTATTGGAGATACTGATAAAACATCTCCTGGAGCATATCCATTACCACCACTAGAAATTGAAATACTATTAACAACTCCAAGTTGACCAACTGTATATTCAAAATCATCAGCAGGATCTCCAAATGCAGGTCCAAATTGAATATTTGCAGTACCTGCTAATTCTGCATCTTGATCTAGAACAATAACATTATTTTCTGTATCAATATCATCAACTAGTACACCTGTACCAATATTACCAGTTCCACTTATAAAGTATACTGTTTGACCAACTTCAATTCCAGTTAAACTTGAAAATCCTGTTAGTTCATTAGGAACTCCTGTATTAAATGATAATTCAGCAGCACCATCAACTGTTGGATTTGCCGATAATGTAAGTTGAGTTGAACTATCAACAGAAGCAACAGTTGTACCTGCTGCTAATTCACCAGGACCTTCATCAACAATAACAATTGCACCAGCAAGAATACCAGCTGTATCTGCAACAGTAATTTGTGTAGAAGCTGTTGATAGAGTAGTAGTAACCTCATCAACTATTCCACCAATACCAATATTACTAAATGTGGATGTATTTCCTGGTAATGTTAAAACATCTCCTGTTTGATATCCAGATCCATAGTTAGTAAATTGAACTTCTGTAATTCTACTTGGATTTGATGTAATAGTAAATTGGAATCCACTACCACCAGGAACAGTTGCAGTAAGAACATCTCCTTGACTGTATCCAGTTCCACCAGTAAATATTGGGTTAACTACACCTCCATCAACTACTTCTAGGTTAACAATAGCACCGCTACCACCACCTGATACTGCTAAGTCAGCATATGAACCATCTGTGTATCCACTACCAGGATTTGTAACTACACCAATAATACCAGCAACGTCGAAATCTACAATAACACCAGTACCAGTAGCACTACCAGTTAATTCAACTCCTTCATATGTACCTACACTATATCCTTCACCAGTATCTGTAATAGATCCTTCAAAACCAACGACAACGATATTAGCAGTACCTGATAAACCACTACCACCAACTAAAGGAATACCTTGAAAAGATCCAACATCATATCCAGATCCATCATCAGTAATGCCAATTCCTGAATTTGTTAGAACCTTCTGTCTAATTAAAAAATCTTTGAAAGAAACAACTCGTTCTTCTGTTAAATCAAGAACGTTTTTACTTTCTGAAACAAATCCAAGTCCTGAGAGGGATGATCTATAAAGACCAACAGAGTCGTTATTATCAAAAGATAAACTTGGTCCTGTTACAGTTCCATCACCAAGTTTTAAGTTACCTGTAGATAAATCAGATCCACCTGCACTGATGTTAAAAATCTGTGTACCAATTTGGTTAATCTTGACCCTTTGCTGCTCAAAGGTATCAGTGCGTGCGACATTAATTGATGGCATTTTTTACTAACTCTTTCAGTAGGGACTTGATTTCAGAGACCTCAGTCTTCAACATATTTATGTCTTCCAACGCGGAACCAAGCTGTTTTGACTTACGTCTTGCAGCTATTGCAGAATCGTTCAAATTGATGATGGCACCAGTGTTTTGGTCTCTTACGAGACCATCATGCCCTTCGACTTTGATATGTTCCATACGCGGAAGTTAAAATGCTGCTACTGCTCTAATGTCTTGAATCTTAGGTACATATGCAGGATCTACTCCTTTCATTACAATTTTGATTGCGAATGAAGAATATTCAGGTAAATTATCTATAGTATATTCAAGATCTTGATATGCAGTTTGTTTCTCTACAATACCAGAAATGGTGTTTTCACTGCTTGCAATTTCAAATACATCTGGTTCTCCTTTATCATTAAAGTATACCCAATCGATATCTTCAAAGTTTTCTTGACTAGATGCTCTCTTAAACTTATAGAACACTTCAATATTGGAAATGTCTTTAACATTTGCTAAGAGATGAACGTTAATTGCAGTTGCTGGATTAGTAATAGAAACTTCTTTGGTTACATACTTGGCAGATGAAGAACCATTCTTGGATGTATCTTCAGCAACAAAATCCAAACCATGTGTGTATGTTACTTTTCCAACCTCAAGATATGAATTTTCTTCATCTGGTTGATTTGGATACTTAACAAAATCACCTACACGGAAGATATCTGCTAGTTGATCTGCTGTAACAGCATTTCTATTATAGAAAACATTATCAATAATCTTACCAGTAAAATCATCATTAATAGGATGAACATCAACTCTTAGAGTTAATTTCTGTGTTTCACTATTCCATATAGTTGCCTTACCTGTGATAAGGTTATCATATGTTTGCAACATAATATTTGGATTACGTGCAACAATTGTTGCAGCATCATTAATAGATGTTAATACCTGTGAAGGTGTAGAATCAACTACTACGTTAGTAAGAGATAATTGGTTTCCTAGAGTTACAGTTTCACCTTTTTGGAAGAATTGTGTTGTCTTAACTCTTACATAAACAGTATCACTATCGACTCTTGCAATAGTTCCAGTAGTTTTAGTGGTCAAACCTTTGATAGTTTGATTATCTTGAATTTCTGTACCACCCTGTCCTGAAAGTCGGAAAGCATAAACTGGATAGAACTCGATAATTTGATCTCTTCTACCAAATCTATCTTCCTGACCCATAGCATTTTCAATTCTATTACTTACTGTTTTGACAGTAGCAGTAGAAAGATCAATAATTGGACTCAAATGAGACACATTAGACGATAGAGTCATCTTGTATCTTAATGAATCTGACAAATTATTAAGTGTTTCATTAATATCAGAAGCAATCATCTTCTGATTTGTAAAGTAATGTGCTTCATTCAAGAAAGTTTTTTCGTAATCAGTTTGAGAATACGAAGTGTAATTAGTTGTGTTTGAATCTACTGGTACAACATTTGTAGTTTTGACTTCTGTTGATAAGGTAGTTCCTGTAAATGAAAGATAAGAAACTTGTGGATATAAAGTTTCAAACTTTCTATTGAAAGTAGAATACACAGTATCACCACCACCAACACCATTTCCAGCAGCTTGTCCTGAAGAAGTGACGTTGTACATATCAACACCAGAATTAGTTACTTGGAATAATGTATTATTTAAAATACTATTAGTAATACCAGATGTCTCTCTAGCAGTTCTATAGAAAACATAGGACTTTCCAGTTGTTTCAAAACCATTGTCCCTGTGACTTACTTTTAATATAGAGTTGTTATTTTTAAATAACTTAGATGTTGAATTTGTATTTGCACTAGCATTTGTTTCAAATGGGTTGTTGTTCAACAACTCATAACCCAAACTAGAATTTTTGAGTAGAAGTTCTGCAGATCTTGCGATATTAAACTCAGCACGGTACATAGTAAATTTAAGATCTTCAAATATATCTTCAGTCCAACTTTCAGTATTCTGAGAACGATATACAGAACCTAGAGATGGTTGAGTTGTAATGACTGTGCTAGTAGCAATATCAGTATCACCAAGTTTGGAAGACCATAGTTCATAATCAATAGTATCTGTTTCAACTACCAAAGCATACTCTGTATCATTTTGTAGATATACAGGATTATCAAAAGCAAAATGTGATGGTGTAGTAGATGGCGTAGCATCCCCTGAATCGACTGCTACACCCATCCTAACGGCAGGTGTGTCTATATCGATAAAGGTTTGAATTTCACAACCTCCAGCACCGTTACCGACACCTTTAATAACAACTGAAGGTGCCTCTGTATATCCAAAACCAGATAGTGAGATTTCAGCATTGTAAATTTTACCATTAGATACTTCAATACTTGCAGTAGCATTAGAACCACCAGGAAGTTGAGGACTTTCAATAGTTAGAATTGCACTGTCATAATTCTGACCAGTGTTAGTAATTCTAATATCTGATAATTTACCACTATCTTTTGCAACAGAAAGAACAAAATCTGTACCACCTGTATCATTAGCAAGAGTTACAGATGGAATAATTAGATCTTCATTTTGAATAAAGGATCTACCATTATGATTACTAAGAACTACAGTATAAACTTGCTCATTAGTTAAACTATATCTACCAGATGCAGTAGATACTAATTCTACATTGTTCTTATCAAATACTTTAAGAATAGGACCAGATGCAGCAGAAGATGTACCAGTTACACTTTCTCCTTTGTATATCGACATAGTTCCACTAGCGAAACACTTGAGGATTGTATTTGGAGATAGAGTTTTTTCAGAACCAGGAACAATATTTTTAGCAGGTTTTTCTGCATCAACATTAGTGATGTATGTTTTGACTGGTACATTTGTACTCTTCTTATTGAAGTAGAGATCAACACCAGTGATGAAACAACCACCATCCAAATTTTCAATCTTAAATGTTTGAGCTAATGGATTAGGTCTTACAGGATTATCAGTATTACTATCAATTAACTGTACACCTTCATTAGATTTAAAGATAGATGGTTTTGTTGATACGATACTAGAAGGATTCTCTGGTAAAATACCAGTAGCGTAATACTTAACTTCAGTGTAAGTATCTACACCTGTTTTTTCTTCATTGGTTGGACTAGAAGTAAATCTAAATGTCAGTGTACCTGCAGTAAAGTTCAACTCTTCTGCAGATGTATCATATGATACAGTATCTACATCTCCAGACCAAATTGCATTTTCTAGTGGTGGTAGACCAGCAGGTAATACAATCAATCCACTAGCATTACCATATTCATCTGTAGTAATAGATCCATTAAATGCTGATAGAGAGTTTCCTGCAATACCAGTATATCTAAGGTCAGGATTTACCCAACGAGAAATATCTCTTCCTTCAAGGAAAACATAGATTTGGGTATTTGGTTTCATTCTGCCAATAGTAAATTTGACAGGAACACTTCTAGCAAAGAATGATAGAGATGTTGCTACAATATTATCTCCAACACTCTTAGTTTGTACACCTTTACCAACTTCATTGTTATTTGGACTGATATTTGAAGAACTTCCTACAGATGCAGAAGCTACACTAGTTTTTGCAACATCAGAATTTACTTCTCCAAGAGAATTAATAGATGTAAACGAACTAGATGCACCAACCCAGTTAACAACAAAAGAGTTATGTAAACTAGATAAACTTTCTTTTACATCTTCCTTTGCTAAGAAAATGTTGAATAGATCTGTGTTAGTATCTACAACTACAGGTTCAACACTTTGATCATACCATTGATCAATCGAAGGAGATAATTCACTATCTCCAACATACTGAAGAACAACAAATGGATTTGGATTTACTTTAGAAGAAGCAAAACTATTACCTAATAGAGAAAGATTCTTATATGGTAATGTAATCATATTACCAGTTTTCTTATATCCAGAAACAGTTCTCTGATCGTCTCTGATATTTACTTCTGATAGATTAATAGAATCTTCTTTGGATTGTGGTCTTAATACAGATTGCTGTGAATCAATGGCACATCTATAATCAAGAGATTGTAAGTTTCCAACTTTATGTGCTTCAAAATTATCTACAAAGAATCCTGATTTGAATCTATCTAATCCAATCTCATCCTTGACCTGCATATTAAGAGCTTGCTGCTCTAAAATACTAAGTGTAGTATAATACTCAAGACGCTCAATACGCTTCTCCAACTTACCGATGTCACGCATTGTGTAACGACGGTTATCAACAGAAGTTACTCTAACATCCTTACTGGTAGTAGTAAATGCTGGAATGTAAGCATAGAAGAGAGGTACAGCATCCTCAATAGGATCTGGTTTAGATGGATTGAGTGAAGAGTTACCTTCTTTGACGACAAAGTTTCCTTTCTTGTCTAGGAAGATACCATCAATACGATCTAGATATTGCTTCTGACTAAAGGAGAATGTATACTCTAGATTTCTATCTGGTGCAGGTGTACTAGTAATGATAGCACCAGAACCAGAGAAAGATCCTTCTGTAACTTCTAATGATGATGTATCAAGGAAACCAGGAATAATTGCTTGACTATCTACTTTTGGTCTAAAGTCAATAACGTTTTTCAATTGTGTAATACCTAAAACAGAAGAATCAAAAGATGGAATTTCATCTTCTGGAATTCCTGCTTCATGTAGATAACTATCGATAGTACAGAAATCACCCTGAGAATGTTCAAAGTAATCGAAAGCAATAACAAGTTGACCTGTGGTTGCTTCAAATCCAGGTTTTAGAACAATACGTGAAACATCATAAATTGTATCTCTTTGTCCACTGTCAAATGTATATCTTGATGATACATCAGTACCAGAGATTAGATTACCAGCAGTATCAATTTGAGGTGGTTGAGATGAAGTTCCCTCATAAACATATTTGAGTTTAAATGCATCAGAATATGATAGAATTTCTACAACCTCTGTATCATAATCTGTTCCTCTTAGAGGTACAACACGGTCACCAGCAGATGTAACTGTAATTCTCTTATTTCTTATTACAGTTTTTAACCTTGGTTTTGCGTTAGATACTTCTAGAGTCGCAGTAAGTTTTAATTTAGGGTAGGTTCCATTAGAAGGAATAGTTCCAAAATAATTTGATGGTAACTGTAAACTAATACTACCAGATGTAAGACCACTTGCAGTATCAGTAGAAGAAGTGACTTCAACAGCATCCTCTGCAATATAAATGATATCACCCTTTACAATATCAGGTGCATCACCAGGATCCAAAACAGTAACAATATAATTATCTTCAGTAAATGCAGCAAATCTTTGTGTACCAAATGGTAATTGAGCTGCGAATGTAATAATACCACCACCACTAGATGCTGTAGTTACAAAATCTCTACGGAAGTAATACTTGATCTTAGTATCATCACCACCAGAAGAAACTTGAGAAACTTGCTTGCTTCCAGTAGGGAATAGGAGTGTGCCACTTGTAGAATTGGATACTATAGGACGCAATCTTACAATACTTGCATTTGTCACTGCTCCTGGTAAAGCAGTATCTAAATAAATTCTTGACTTATAAGCACCTTCTTGCTTAGTACCATATTGTACAATTGAACGAACTAGGTTATTGTTATCATCAGAGAATTGAACTAAATCACCTTGTTGAATAGATTGAGATGCATCTGCACTAAAACTTGTGGATTCTAAGAATAAAGATCCTTTTGATCCAAAGAAAGTATAATCTGTTACAGTTTTAATTTCAGAATACTTCTGACTATCAACTACAACATCAGCACTAAATTTATTTTCTTTACCTGCACCAAAACTACAACCCAATGACTTAACGTTTTGAGGAGCATATGTAGTTACTGTATCTGTAAACAATATTGGTACAATACTTGCACCAGCATTTGGTGCTCCAGCAGCATCTGGATTTTTTGCACTAACCGCAGGTGGTTGTGCATATGGGATGTTAACAGAAGATCTGTTAGCTACAGATGCTTTATAAATTTTACCATCTGCAGTTTTCTCTATAGTAATCTTAGAAGAATCATACTCAAGACCATTAATTAGTAGAGATACACCATCTGCATATCCCAATCCTCTATTTGCAACAATAAAGTGAGAGATAGTATTCTCTCTAGCAATTCTTACAGTATTTCCATCTTCATCTCTGATTGTCTCACCAGATTTAAACTTACCAGATAATGTCTTAACGAATAAAAGATTACCAGTAGTATAAACACCTGCAGGTGATCCTTCTACAACACCATATGCTCCACTCTCAACACCAAATACATATTTACCTGCATCATATCCTGAAGGAATGCTTTCTAGAATAATTTTAGTGAAGAATTGAGGATCGATATAAGAAAATCCAAACGTTGCATTATATGCAGAAGTTCCTGCAGCTAATCTTCCCTTAGAAAGAACAATGTCAGAATCAGAATTAAAACCAGAACCTCTGTTTTGTAGTACAAAGTTACTAGGTTTTACTTTACCAATAACAGGAGTAATTGTTGGAGAGTAATCAACAATAAATCCAAATTCATCACCATCATCTGTTTGTGCTTCATTTTCTGTTAGGAAAATTTTTCTTACATATGCAGGATCAGATAGATCATACTCAAGTAACAATAATTCTAATTCATCTTTGTCACCAGTTACAGTTAATTCTAGATATTGTACTGATTCAGAAGAGTTAACTAAAGGTTTTGGTGTAGTTGAGAATGCTAGAGTTTTGAAAGATCCAATTGATGTAGGAGATCCTAGATCACTTCTTGTCTTGATATAATATAAAGTTCCAAATGTAGTTTGGAAAGTTGCATCAGTTACAGAACCAATAAGTTGAGTTGTGCTTGTAACTTGTAGAGTAATAGTTTTAACACCATCATTGGCATTAAATGAGATACCTCTCCTATCAATTGTTTGTTTGTGATCTGAAGTTAATTCTGTATTGTTTAAACCAATAGAACCATCATTAAATGTAGAATATAAGAATACATCAGGATATGCAGTTAAATCAGATCCTTCCTTATTCAAAGGAACGCTACCATATACATTGGTAATACTGTAAGATGGTAAACCTCTAGTTTTAAGAGTTACGTTATCAGAAGATAAACTTTCTCTTGCTTTATTAATTTCTAGATACTTAGTTTCTTTATTAACAATCTCATAACCTTTAATATATGCTTTACCAGGACCAATACTAGCAACCATCTTTCTGGCTGCTTGATCTCCAGTTAGATTATTATAAAGACCAAAATCGTCTGCACCATAGAAACCTCTATTTCCATCCTTTTGTGCCCATTCTCTGACATCTACACTAAAATTCTCTACAATGTAATCACCTGATTCATCAAATGTTCTACGTGCTAAAGTTTGCTCAATAACACTAAAATCTGTAGAAGATACTTTACTCTGTACTTGTCCCTTAGAGATAGTTAGTAATTGAATAAAGTTTTTATCTGTAATTGCATTTAGAGCAAATTCTTTCAAACTCAATGAAATTTTGAGTCGATGAGCTCCAGGTGCAGTATAGTTAGAAGAACCAACTGCATTATCATATAGAGATGCATCTTCTTCTGGAGATACAATCTCTTCTTTAATAGTAAAACCAACTTTTGCAGATGGTTTATCATAATATTCTTCAACGACCAATAATTCTTGATCACATCGAACAAAATAACCATTAACAAAGTAAATACCTTCTTCTACCTTAACAGCAGAACCAAATCCCATTGCAGGACTTTCCAAAGAAGTAGTTTCATCAGTATCTGGATTTGTTACTTGAATACTGGTAGGTAGAACACTACCATCAGTACCAACAACTAAAAGTGGTGTGTTAACACCATCGATAACTTCTAATGTTTCACCTTGACGGAACGTAGATTCTGTGTTAGAACTACCACTATTAATATAATTTACATATAAAGTATCAGAAGTAGATTCTGTTGCAAGTGTAGTAGCAAGAATAGTAGCTTTGACTCCAGAAGTCAAACCATTCAATTGCTTTCCTATCAATTGTGAAATATCATACTTTCTATAAACAATATCATCTCCTTCAGAAATTGCAACCTCAGAAACAGATGATAACTTAACGTAATCTAATTTTGTATTAAGACCAACCTCACCAGGAATTACTAGTTCACCTTGCTTAAAGGCATACTTACCAAAACTTTCAACCTGATTCTGAAGAATAGATTGAACTTGTGTTAATTCTCTACCTTGAATAGAGTAACCAGGACGGAATAGAATCTTATAAAAGTTCTTACTTGCGTCAAAGTCCTCATAATAAGGGCTTACATTAAGGTTTGTCTTCTGTGGCATCGTTTTCCGCCAAATACTAGCATATGCTTTATCCTTAGTATTTATAGAGATAAAAAAAATCCCCTGATTTCTCAGAGGACTTATATTTAGTTATATTTTTTACTTAGAACTCAATAACTAGTTTGATATCTTCAATCTGGTCAGGAGCACGAGTGATTAGTCGTCTGTTCTCAA